ATAGACTTAACCGTCTATATCCATGTTCATGTATTGTGTACATTTGTACTTATCATACAATCAAGTATGCGACTGCTAATCACAGATCCATACTTCGATATGCATAGGTATTGAGATTATCCGATATATTTTTGTTTTTCTGGAGACAACCTAACCGTACCCCCCCTGCATCGTTATCCGCAGGTGATTACGCTTTTATAATAAAGCGACGCCAGAAATGGTATCTTCATCCTTGGGATGGATGAAGATTTGAGTTTCCCGTGTCGGTCGTTATCGACCGAGCAAAATTGTTCTTTACGCGTTTTTAGAGGCGTATTTCTCAATTAAAAAAGAAAATCGTATTAAGGTAGCATGTTAAGCTGACCTTTTATGTATTAATCAATCACTAGTGATTCGCAACCGATTTGAAGTCGGAGCCCTAGTTTTATATTAATACGTAACCTTGATAAGGCCCAACTATGGGTAAATAGTATGTTGTATTTCGTATCCCAACTATGGGTAAATAGTAAGTTTTGCAGTATTGACGTTACCCGCGTCATAAAATAAAGTGGATAAATAATCTTCTAGATCTTTCTTATCGTTTTTATATATAAGATCTTTACTCATTTATGTAACCTAGTAGCATGGAATTGGATACCCAGGCTGTTCTTTCTAATCAATAAGTTTTTGATCCCTCCGCTCCTAATAGGACGACATCATTAACCCAAACCGTAAAACAATTTCTCCCCCAATAGAGATTTGTTTGATTTGAATTAAGAACACACATGTTAAAAGTTATGTATTTTACTTATCAGTGCGAAAGACACAGATATTTGTGGGCACCTAAACGTGTCCTATAGGTCAAACGCCTGAATAATAGTTACTACGAACCTGATACAACATGACCACAATTACCGATTCCACCCATCTTCTTTTGTCCGACATGCTGTACGCAGTCTGTAGTGCTTGTGAAGCGACTACCCCTATCGCTCCTTGCTCTACCACGAAGTTTATTGCAGTCACCAGCTGCAACCGGTGCAGTTCCACTTGGAACGCACAATCGGAAGAACTTGATCTTTCCTACTTGTATGAGGTACTCGCGACACCTCCTGCACCCATCGTTCCCTCCAATTTGGAGGTTCATCTCGATGCTGGCATTTCGCAATTTGCCAGCTTCGCTCAGTACTCGCCGCTTTCACAGCGTGCGTCCACCGAAGTCACTAGTTACTTCACTTCCATGAAGAACTGGATGTACGGTGGTGAACATCACGGCAAGTCCTTCATTGGGACCTATGTTCGTGTTCCTTCCGCCCTGGATGCCCACGTCGCTCTTCTTGAGGACGTGGGTATTCTCCTTTACGCCATCATGCGATCGAAATCACAAATCGATCGCCTTGTAGCCATCACATCTTATTGCAAGATGCGTGGCAACCGCATGAACACCATTGGACTCCTCAGCTACTGCCTCACCAACATTATGTTTGAGTACCGAGTTCAACAATCCACCCAAGATGCGTTTTGGAACAAGATGCAGTCCGAAGTCACCGACTCAATGGACTACACCGCCCAAGACGACGATGAGAACCCGTTCTCCGCCCTTCGTGGGTGCATGAACCAGTACGAGAATCTCAAGGAGACCGTACTTTTCAAGAAGCTTTACAAGTTTGGACTTTATGTCCTCACGCTTGGCCTTCTTGATGGCATCAACATCACGTTCGACAGTTGCAACTTCTCCAGGTTCGAGAAGGAAAGCATCAAGCGCACTCATCGTCCCGGCGTCACCATGGTTCACGTCATGTTGGACACCGCGCTTTTTGTGGCCGAACGCGGCTACCAGTATTTCAAAACTGTTACATCCACACTATCCTTCACACGGGTAGTGCCTATGAAGGATGGGTTGTGCAAGCTCAAAAGCTCATCCATTCAGCTCCGTTTCTTTCCAACCCGGAGCCTCATGGCATTAACAAGTTCACGTTCCTTAGCGAGCTCAAGGATACCATCGAGAAAGGCAAGGGTATTGTCAAATTTACCGCCAAACTCGAGAAGACTGAAAAGCTCTTCCTTGGTCGTCTCTTGAACGATCTGCTCCTTATTGAGAGCAATGAACTCACCAAGCGTGAGGCGCAGAAGCCCCGTAAGGATCCTCTTGGAATTCTCATCCATGGTGGGTCCAGCATCTGCAAGTCTCAGCTTGTCCGCATCATCTACTACCACCACGGTATGTACTTCGATCTTCCCACAGGATCCGAGTATGTGTACACGCGCAGCCCTACTGATCAATATTGGTCGGGCTACAACTCTACGCAGTGGTGCATCGTCATGGATGACATCGCGTTTCTCAAGCCCAATGGCGTTCTGGACCCTACGGTCTCGGAAATGCTGTTGGTGAAGAACAACACTCCGTACTGCCCTCCTCAGGCAGAACTTGCGGACAAAGGTCGCACTCCTGTCCGTGCAGAGCTCTTGATCGGTACTACCAACACCGAACATCTCAACTTGGACGCGCAGTTCGCCTGCCCCTTCGCCATTGCGCGCCGTTTCAGCTACATCATCACAGCTGTCATCAAGCCCGAATTCTCGAAGAACGTCATCATGGCCGACTCCAGCAAGATCCCAATCACTGCTGAAGGCGACTACATGAACATCTGGAACTTCATCATCAAAGTTCCCCTCCCCGCTACTGACCAACAGGTTGACAACCAAAAGGCCAAGTATGCCGTCGTGCATGAATTTGATAACATCCACGACATGCTTGGCTGGTACATTACCATTGCCAAGCAACACGAAGAGTCTCAGAAGAAGGCTCTCGCTGCTGACAAGGTCATGGGTGCTGTTTCGGTATGCCATGAATGTGGTCGTGCCGTCATTGCCTGTACCTGTCATCACGCACAAGACGACAATGAGGAAGTCGTCGCAGAGGCCGTTGAAGAAGTCGAGCAAGAACTTCCCGCCTTTGTTTCCCAGCGCCCTATGAGCCAGATCAAGTTTTGGATCTATGCGCAGATCATTCAACACGCTATCAACCCAATCTGGCGTGAGGAAGACATTGTCATTTACCTCATGTCGTACCCCCAGTACTTCCAGGTCTGGGCCAGTCTTCTTTTGTTGTGGACTTTTCCCCGCACCCTCCTCAGCCTGTTCCTCGGAATTGCCTTTTTCAAGTACTTCTGGGTGATGTGTGCCTACGGCTTCCAAGCCAAGAACGGTTCTCTTTGGAAGATCAAGCTAGCGTACAAGCTATTTTCCAACGAGGCTGAAGCGTACCGCTTCATCTTTCGCCTTGCAGGTATGCGTGTGAAGAAGTCAATGACTTCCAGCATGCTCAAGAAACTTGCAGCGGTACTTAGTGCCGCAATTGTGGCGTACGGTATCAAGGAAGCCATCTTCCCCACGAAGTACAGTAAGCAAGGTAATACCGGGACTATTCCTACGTCTCTTACCGAGGAAAAACCCGTTTACTACTACCACGACCCTTATAAGGTAACGGACATGGAGATCTCCTCCCAGTCCAAGTGTGCCCTAGAAGGAACGGTTGAGAACATTGTGAAGGCTAATAGCTGCATGTTCACTTTCCGTTGGCTTGAGAACGAGGGTAAGGCAAACAACACTATGGCGTCCAATGTCCATGGTACCGTGTACATGTTTAACAAGCATTCTATTCGCGGTAGCGTCGGCACCCTCGACGTGACGTTCGATCCGATTTCCCAGAACATCTCACGAAATGTTCGCCGTATTTCGGTAAGCCAGCATGATATCCGGACCATTAAGGATTCGGATGTGGCTTTTATCGACATCAAGGCTATTGCCCCTGGCCGTAGTCTGCTCAAGTTCTTTCCTGTGGACAAACCCATTAAGGGTGTTCACAAGGGAGACTACCATCTCATCAGCAAGGATGGTGATCGCTGTGTCAAACCTGTGGTTGCCATTCGTGCTACGAACAGCGTCCCCGTGTACCACTGTGCAGGTTATCTCGGTAACGTGTGCGAACCCACGAAGGTGGGTAACTGTGGTGCCTTGTGCATCTCCACCATTGCTGGTGGTCAGGTTGTGCTCGGTATGCACAGCGCTGGCAATGACAAAGCGGGAGTTGTTATTTTGCACGTTTCGCAGCGTGTGATCAACACCGCACTTGCCTCTTTCGACGCTCAAGTTTCTCAGGGCACGGTCTTTATTGACGCCCCTGGTTACGCACGACGAGTGACGGAACTCCACCCCAAATCGACGCTAAGATTTGTACCTCAAGGTACAGCGACGGTTATGGGAAGCTTTGAGGGCTTTCGCCCCAAGCACAAGACCAAGGTCACCAAGACCCTCATCTGTGATGAGGTTGTGGCCGGTGGTTACGTTGCCGATTACAAGGGACCATGTATGACATGGCAACCCTGGGATCTGGCAATTCGGGACATGACTAACCCCGTTCATACCTTTGACAACCAAGTCCTTCGCGATTGTAGTCTCGCATTTACCAACGACATCTTGTCGTCCCTTACCAAGGACGATCTTAGTATGTTGGAGGTTTACACGCAAGACGTCGCGTTGAACGGTGTTGACGGCATTACATATGTCGACAAGCTCAACACCAACACTAGTGCTGGCAACCCCTTCAAGCAATCGAAGAAGAAGTTCATCGAATTTGACGATCAAGGCAAGATCCTCAAGCTTGACACTGTCATCCAAGATCGCATCGATTTGATCACCACGACGTATGAGAAGTCCACGCGCTTCCATCCGCAGTTTTGTGGTCATCTCAAGGATGAACCCACACCCAATCGCAAGGTCATTGCCGGTAAGACACGTGTCTTCACCGGTGGTGAGTTTGCTTGGTCGGTTGTGGTTCGTCGCTTCTACCTGTCTCACATCAGGTTGATTCAGAACAATCCGTTTGTCTTCGAAGCCATGCCAGGCATCGTTGCTCAATCACACGAGTGGACCCAGCTTTACGACTACCTCACCAAATTTGGCGAGGCGAAGGTTGTTGCTGGTGACTACGGTAAGTTTGATAAGAAGATGGCTGCTCCCTTCATTTTGGAAGCATTCAACATCTTGATCCGCCTCTCTGAGGCTGCTGGTTGGTCTCAGGAAGACTTGTCGGTGCTTCGGTGTATTGCCTATGATACGGCTTTCCCCACCATCGACTTCAACGGTGATCTCATCGAGGTTCAGGGCAACCCTTCGGGCCACCCTCTCACCGTGATCATCAACTGCCTTGTCAACAGCTTGTATATGCGCTATGCGTACAAGTTGGTTGCCGGCAGCCCTGCTGATTTCCGCAAGCACGTGAACCTGGCCACTTATGGTGATGACAACATCATGAGTGTATCAGATTCGTGCCCCGGTTTCAACCACACACGCATTGCTACTGCTCTCAAGGCTATTGGTGTTGAATACACCATGGCTGAGAAGGAGGCAGTCAGTGTCCCCTACATCCATATCAAGGATGCGTCGTTCCTCAAGCGCAAGTTTGTTTGGAACGCGGAGGTTGGTGCCAGGCTCGCACCCCTCCCCAAGGAGACATTTGACAAGATGCTCACCTCCCGTCTCGATACGGGCAATATCGCAGCGGAGGCTCACTCCATCTGCGTTATCGAGACGGCGGTCCGTGAATACTTTTTCTACGGACGCCCAGTGTTCGAAAGCCGTCGTGAATATCTCATCGGCGTCGCACACAATTGTGGTTTGGATTTGTGGCTCACCGAGTCCACTTTCCCCACATTCGACCAGTTAGCTGCTGACTTTTGGTCCCGCGGGTTTCCCCCGCACATCGCACAAAAAGCTCAGGAACTGAAGCAGAAGTTCCTAGGCAATGTGGCCCGTGCAGCCACTCCATTCGGCGAGGGTTTGACTAGCCCCGCCGTCTACACATAGTTCCGCATACCCATGTAGAGGACTGCCACTGTAGATTGGCAGAATGTTGCGTGTCTGTACAAGAACAGACACCCGGTGAGCACACGGAATGTGCCAACCTTTGGTCATGTTACATTAACATGATCCTTGATCGCGTCTCGAATGAAGATGGCGCGTATCACCCTCAGAGCGAGCTTGTGACGTTTATCGACGAGCAAGACTCTGAGGTAGTCGGTGGAACTGCTGGCAATCATGCTTTTAGTAGCGGTGATGGCACAGTTAATACTGACATCCAGCAATTTTTTGCTCGCCCTGTACGCATTTCGATGTATACTTGGTCTGAGTCAACAGTTGCTGGATCCACGGCCAATGATATTGACCCGTGGCGACTTTGGGCACAG